CCCAGACCTACCACTGACAAGGGGGCGGTTAACTCCATTCGGATCTGGTTGGATAGCTTAGGAATAAAACCATGATGAATAACACACTGAAAATTGACGGCCATACGGCCGTCATCAACTTCGACCCTGAAATTGAAATGTTCCGGGGCGAGTTTGTCGGGCTGAATGGCGGCGCCGACTTCTACGCCTACAGCGTGGACGAGCTGAAGAAAGAAGGCGCGATCTCACTCGCGGTCTTTCTCGATGAGTGCCATAAAGACGGCATCGAGCCTTACAAGTCGTACAGCGGCAAAGTAACCACCCGCCTGTCGCCGGAACGCCATCAGGCGTTAGCCATTGCCGCACAGGCTACCGGGCAGTCGATTAATGAACTGCTCAATGAAGGTGTTGATCTGGTTATCGAAAAGCATTCCTGATCCAGCGCCAACAAAAAAGCCGCCAATCACTGGCGGCTTTCTGCTTATTCGGTCGGCAACTCATACGGCGCGAATCTAATCACCTCTTCCCCGATCCAGTCGTTCACCTCCTTCATGCGCTCTTGCAGCGGTGTTAGCTCGTTGCGTACAAACACCTGAGCGGCTTTTTTCACGTCCCCGAAGCCGCCGGTATTGTTCGGGATAATCCCCATCATCTGCGGCGGTACGCGGTGCGCACTTAGCAAATCGTCGCGGCTGGCATTCTTAATGTTGAAAAAATCGTCCTTGGTGGCGACCTCGGATAGCGGCAAAATCTTAATGCCGTCCGGCTTGCCGTTCGGGGCGTACATAAACAAATTGCGGAAGTTCCCTAAGCCCTTGGTGTCACGCATGGCTTGGCGCATTCTGTCAACATCGCTTGTACTTTGCGCGGCGTCGGTCATATACAGGATGTAACCGGCGTGTGCCCCGTTCTGGTAATACTTACGGCGGAATAGCGTCGCCGCCTCGTTCAGCCAGGCGGAGTTAAGCGCGCTGAGGTACTCAGGCAGGCCGTACAGTTCCTGATTTATGTCCGGCTCAATCAGGTGAAAAACGCTGTCGGTCTTGAAGCGGTGCGCCTCTTTCCAGTCCTGCACAAACCAGTAAGCGCCGCGTTCCACGCCGCGCCGCGTGTATTTGGCCGGGGAGGATTTCAGTTGCAGCGGTGCACCGAGCCGGTTTTGACGTTCTTCTAAATAGGCGTTGCCGAACACCAGATAATCCAGCGCATAGCGGCTAAATTCCTGCTGACTTAACAGCCGGTGTGGGATGAATGTAGACGCCAAAATGTTGCGCTTAACGTACATCGGCGAGCTGTGATGCACGGCGGCGCGCACGCTGCGCGCCAGCCCATCGAAGCTGATCGGCGGCTCGTACCACTTGCCATTGGTCGTGCACTCGATGTAATCCAGAATTTCCCGCTTATCCAGCACAGCAGACGGCTCGCCAAAGGTAAAAGCCTCAAAATCCTGCTTCTGCTCTGCTGTCGGGGCTTGCGGTGGGGTGGTAAATGCCTTGCGGCCTTTGCGCTTGCTCATCAGTAAAACTCCAAAATGTTCGGGCTGCTGTGGCCGCTGCCTGCGGTCAGCGGTTCGTTTAGAAGGGCGTGCATGATCGCCCACGCGACATCGGCATGGCTGGCTTCTTCGCTGCGGCTGGCGGTGTAGGTGGAGCGCGCACCGCTGGCGGTCATGGTTTTGCGGATCGCCATAAAGGCGGCGGTGATGTCGGTGTGGCTGGTGTCGTACTCCAGACAGCCGCGCCCGATGGTGTCTTTTGCCTTCAGCACCATGGCGGTTTTGATTTCCGGGGTGTATTTGATTTCCCGCGCGGCCGGGAAGAACTCGCGCACCAGCTGGAAAACACCTTGGCCGACGGTGGTCGCATCGATACCGATGTACTCCACGCAGTATTTTTCGGTAAGGTCTTTAATCTTCTGGGCCTGAGCGGCAAAGTTCATGCCCTGCCACTGGTGGCGCTCGAGCACGCGGAACTTGCCCCCGGCCACCATTGGCGGCGCGATCACTGCGCACCCGGCGCTGTCGCCGCCGTTGGCTTCCGATGGGTCGTAGCCGATCCACACCGGGCGATAACCGAACGGCCGCACGGCGTATGGGTTGAAGTCCTCCCACTCTTCCAGCGTATCGACCATGCAGCCTTGCAGCTCGGCGAACGGGAATACCGACGCAGTATCGTCCACAAATTCACACATCAGCAGGTTCTGATACTCTGCCGGGCTGTATTCGAGCGACAGCTGATCGAGGTCAAACAGGTTACAGCCGCCGGTCAGCGCATCCTCAACCGTGACAATCTGGCGCCATTGCCCATCACCGCACAGCACGCCTTTTGACAGGTGGCTGTGGCTGAGGTCGAGCTGAACGTGATCGGTTTTACTGCGGCGGCCTTTGTTAAAGAGTTCCCCCGACCAGAACGGATAAGCGGAGTGCGCCAGACTCGACGGTGTGGAAAAGTAGGTGGTGCGCCACCGCTTGTGCAGCGACATCCCGCTGGCGACTTTCCGCAGCTCCTGGAATTTCGGGATCCAGAAATACTCATCCAGATACAGATTGCCGGTGTAGCTCTGCGCGGTGCGCACGTTGGTGCCGAGGAACATCAGGCGGGCGCCGTTCGGCAGCACCATCGGATCGCCTTTCAGGTCAACCTCGACAAGCCGCGCAAAATCAATGATGTAATTGCGGAATACGTGCGCCTGCGCCTTACTGGCTGACAGGAAAATCTGATTGCGGCCGGTGGTCAGCGCATCGAGTAATGCTTCGCGGGCAAAGAAGAACGTGGCGCCGATCTGGCGCGATTTCAGGATGTTGCGGATACGGTGTTGCAGCCCGGCGCGATACCATCCCATCTGATACTCGAAGGTGGTTTCTGCGAAGATGCTTTGCAGCTTCTCCACGGCGGCCTCGCTGAACACGTTGCGCTCGGCGGGCTTGCGCTCGCCTTTGTTGCGGTTGGCGACGTTCGGGTTTAAGTCCGCCTCGTTGCCGGTCGCCGAATAGCGATTGACCCGCGCCAGCCGTTCAATCTGGCGGCCTAACAGGTCGATTTCTTTGAAGTCTTTCCCCTCCTTGACGTCTTTCATGATGAGCTGAATCAACCGCGCTTCCATGCTTTGCTCCACGCGGGAAATGGGCGCGATGTCGTCCCATTTATCGCGCAGTTTCCAGCTCTGCACGGTCGGCCCCTTGAGGTTCAGCGTTTCCGCAATTTGGCGCACAGAGAAGCCCTGCCAGTAGAGCAAGGCAGCTTGGCGGCGCGGATCGCTGATGATGGTTGTTGCCTGTGTCGTATTCATGCCGCCAAGGCTACGAAAGCGCCGGGCGACTCGCATTAAGCCCTTGTTGTGCCTCAGATCTTCCAACCGCAACGCGTTGAGACGCGGCGCCATTCCCCCGAAACTAGCCCCGAACCCAATCACCACAACCGGAGCCGTTTACATGGCAAAGAAAGTTACTAAGTTTTTCCGCATCGGCGTTGAAGGCGACACCGTTGACGGCCGCGAGATCGGTGCTGCGGATATTCAGCAGATGGCCGCGACCTACAGCCCGAAGGTGTACGGCGCCCGCATCAACATGGAGCACATCAAGGGGATTTTGCCGGATGGCTATTTTCGTCGTTACGGCGGCGTGGTTGAGCTGAAGGCCGAAAAAATCGACGAGCCGGACGAACCGCTGTTGCACGGCAAGTGGGCGCTGTATGCCAGTCTGGCCCCGACCGCCGATCTGGTGTCGATGGTCGGCGCGGGGCAAAAGGTGTTTACCTCGATGGAGATCCGCCGCGATTTCGCCAAGAGCGGCAAGTCTTATCTGGTCGGGCTGGCCGTCACCGATGATCCGGCCAGCCTCGGCACTGACATGCTGGAGTTCAGTCGCCGCCACGAGAACGTCGAGTTCTCCGCGCCGCTGGAAGTCCATTTCGATTTTGAGCCGGTCGCTGACCCGGAAGCCTCATTCTCTGCCCGCATCAAAGCGATGTTTAGCCGCAAGCAGACTACCGACGATGTGCGCTTTGGCGAGATGGAAGGCGCCGTGATGACCGTGGCCGAGCAGTTACAGGAAGCGGACACCCGCTTTACCGAGACGTTAGCCGTATTGAGTGAGCAGGTTGCCGACCTCAAGCAACAGGTAAAAACCGGCAGCGATGCGTTCAGCGCGCTGCAAGCCCAGCTTTCCACCTCGGAAGATTTCAGCCAGCAGGCCCGCCCGGAGGCCACCGGCGGCAACAGCGCGCAAGACGTGCTGACCGACTGCTAAGGCAGCCACACCCGATAAAACCGAACAAAAACAGGAAGAAAAATGCGCAAGCAAACTCGTTTTAAATTTAATGCTTTTCTGTCTCGCCTCGCCGAACTGAATGGCGTAGCAACCGGCGATCTGGATAAAAAATTCAGCGTTGAGCCGTCCGTCACGCAAACCATCATGACCCGCGTACAGGATTCCTCAACGTTCCTGACCCGCATCAATATCGTGCCGGTTAAGGAAATGAAGGGAGAGAAAGTCGGTTTAGGTGTGAGCGGCTCCATCGCCAGCACCACCGACACCGCCGGCGGCGATGAACGCGAAACGGCCGACTTTGCCTCGCTGGATGCAGAAGGCTATTTCTGCCAGCAGGTGAATTACGATTTCCACATCCGCTACAACACCCTTGACCTGTGGGCCCGTTATCAGGATTTCCAGACCCGTTTACGCGATGCAATTGTTGAACGTCAGGCGCTTGACCGCATCATGATCGGCTTTAACGGTACGCACCGCGCCAAAACCTCCAACCGCGTTAAATTCCCGCTGTTGCAAGACATCGGGCCGGGCTGGTTGCAGAAGTACCGCGAGAATGCGCCGAGCCGCGTGATGAATAAAGTCGTGGCGGAGGACGGCAGCGTGGTGTCTGAAAAAGTCCGCGTGGGCGCCGGTGGCGATTACGCCAACCTCGACGCGCTGGTGATGGATGCCACCAATACCCTGATTGCACCGTGGTATCAGGAAGACCCGGAACTGGTGGTGATCTGCGGTCGCCAGCTGCTGGCCGACAAGTATTTCCCGCTCGTCAATCAGGAACAACCCAACACCGAAGCGATGGCCGCCGATCTGATTATCAGCCAGAAGCGCATCGGCAATCTGCCCGCCGTGCGTGTGCCGTACTTCCCGGCGGATGCGCTGCTGATTACGCGCATGGATAACCTGTCGATCTACTGGCAGGAGGACACGCACCGACGCCATATGGTGGAAAACTCGAAGCGTGACCGCATCGAAAACTATGAATCCATCAATGAGGATTATGTGGTGGAGGATTACGCCTGCGGCTGTCTGGTGGAGAACATTAAGCTGTTACCGACGGAGCCAAAAAAAGATGAAATCGCCGAGCTGGCCGAGGCCATTGTTAAGGCGGTCAAAGTAGCCGCCGCACCAGCGGAGCCTGCCGCTGATACCGAGGTGAAAGCCCCGGAGGAAGCACCGGCAGACGACAAAGCGAAAGGCGGTAAATAACCATGACCAGCCCTGCCCGCCGTCATCTTATGCGCCAGTCAGCGGTCGAGGCCGCGCAGCGGGAGAATGACCCGCTGCGCTACGCCAACGGCTATGAACGGATGATGCTTAAACTCAATGAAGATAAGCGAAAGCTCAAACAGGTGCGCTCACAAGAGCGTAAGGCCGAACTCAAGCGCCAACTGCTGCCGGACTATGCCCCCTGGGTTGCCGGAGTGCTGGCCGAAGGTCGCGGCGCGCAGGACGCCATTCTGATGACGGTCATGATCTGGCGTCTTGATGCCGGGGACATTCCCGGCGCGCTGGACATCGCCCGCTATGCGCTGCGTTACCAGTTGGCGCCGCCGGGCAATTTCGCGCGCTCCACGCCATACCTCATCGCAGAAGACGTCGCCGAGTCTGCCACCCGCGCCTTTGAGGCCGGGGAGCCGGTCAACATTGACCACCTCACGCAGACGATGGAACTCACCGACGCAGAAGACATGCCCGACCAAGTGCGCGCCAAGTTGCACAAAATCACCGGGTACGTCTTGCGCGCGGCGGGCAGGGCTGAACTGGCATTGAACCACCTTAAGCGTGCGCTGCAGTTGCATAACGGCTGCGGCGTGAAAAAAGACATTGAACGGCTGGAGCGGGCAATACGCACCGCCGCCAGCCGCTGACAGAACGCGCCCCGCGCCGGGCGGCACGACGGCCGCGACAGGTTTCACCTCGTCAACGCCGTCGTCCACCGCCCCCTAACTTTCTGAGGTCATATGAGCACCGTTGTGATTAAGCGGCCACGCCCGGACGCGCCAGCACCGCGTCCGGAGGATGAGCCGATCGTTAAAAACGTCTTTTTCTGGCCGGACATTGACCCGGCGGACGTGCGCGACGTGATGCGCATTGAAGGCACAATCACCGCCCCGCGCCTGCGGCTGGCAATTAAAAGCGCGATCGCGGAGGTGAACGCCGAATTATTCACCTTCCGCCGCGACCAGATGGCCGACGGCTATCAGCGGCTTGAGGATGTGCCGGGCGAACAGCTCGACGGCGAAAGCGTGCGGGTGAGCGAATACCGCAATGCCGTTAGCGCGATGACCATGGCGACGCTCTCGGAGCAATACCGCAGTTTCGACACCACCGCCACCGGCGGCCGCAAGGCTGATGTGGTCGAAGCCTCGATCGGCGAGCTGTGGCGCAACGCCCGCAACGCGATCAGTAACGTGGCCGAGCGTAGCCACTGCATCATCGGGCTGCTCTGATGAGAGTCTACGCCCTGCAGGGCGACACCGTTGACGCGATTTGCTGGCGCTACTACGGGCGCACGCAGGGCGTGGTTGAGCAGGTCTATTCGCTAAATGAAGGGCTGGCCGCTGCCGGGGCTATTTTGCCCCACGGCCACCCGGT